ATGAGTAATCAGGAATTTGTTAAATTAGGCAGCGTTGAACCTTCAACGATTGATGAATTACAGAAAGAAGATATTAGGCAGGCAATATTAAAATCCGTCTCTATAACGCCATATTATGTGGGGCTGGAAATAGCGGTTTGCCAAGCAATATCAGCCATCAATAAATTTAGTGATGGCTGTATTACAGAAGAGCTTTTAGATACGAAAAATGGTGATAAATACCGAAAAAATAACCAATCAATAACACCAAAGTGATTTCATTTTTTCGGCATTAGCCCTAGATGTTGCCCAAGTATTATATTCCTCGAAGTTGTGGCAAACAAGAGGACTTGGCCCGGTGGCTCACAAGTATAAAAAAGAGCCACCATCTCAAACCGCTCTCAACAAAGAGTTAGCCCGATAATCACACTTTGGTTTTTTGCGTATGTTTTCTCCAAAGTGCCGTTATCCAGCGAAACGAATGGACTAGATAGCGGTTTGAGATGGTGAAAGCCATCCTCCTTAGATTGAAGCAAACCCTGCCGTTGGGGTTAAGCAACGGTACTTTGACCGCATAGTTCAGTGGATAGAGCAGCTGCCTTCTAAGCAGTGGGTCGAGAGTTCGAATCTCTCTGCGGTCGCCATCCAAAACCGCTTTACGCACATCATCGATGACGAGCCTACGAAGTGGAAACCTACCGTGTAGAGCAGTTTTGAATGGCTAAGTTGTGTAACTGCTACAACTTAAAAAGAGCGGTTAAAAGGTTTGACATCATGACGGTGTCGGATTAATATAACGTCATTAAATATTATTGACAGTAATGCTGACAATAATTGTTTGTTCTTTGTAATAATTTAGATGACAAAACAGCTTACCAAGGGAACTTGAGTAGGCTTTTTTCGTCTAAGTTACAATAATCTTCATCATCTAGGAGTGAAATATGAAAAATTTAGCTAACTTTACATTAATTGCTAATGAGGGCTGGGAGGTTTAATGGATTACCTTTTACAGCTTTTAAATAAATTAGAGCTGAACACAATAGTCGGGCTAGGTACTTGTTTATTTACTGGGTACTTAGCCTTTTTTGCGTGGTCTCAGCTTAAAGAGCTTCGCAAGCAACATAAGCAAAAATCGACCATTGAACTCCTTATCAGCAATAACAGCAACGAATACTACCGTAAACGCAGAAAAGCCTATATGGCTATGCGTGATAGCGGTGTAAACCTTACTGTTCTAGCGTGTGCATTAAATGATAAAAATGCCACAGCAGAGCAAAAAAGACAGAATTTCATTGTTTTAGATGTGCTTAATGCGATTGAATTTATCTGTGTTGGTATCAAGGAAGACTTATTTGATGAAGCGGTATATAAGCGAATGAGCAAAAGCAGTGTCATTAAAGACTGGAACACGCTCAAGCCCTACATAATGGAGCTTCGCAGAATCAACAACAATAACAACAAGCTCTTTTGTGAATTTGAATGGCTTGCAACGAAATGGGAATCTGAATAGCCTCATATATTATTGAGGCTTTTTTGTTGACAACCGCCAAACTTCGGATTAAGATAACCGCACTTACTTACACATAGCGGTTATCCGCACCCGATAGCATAGCGGTTTTTTTATGCCTAAAATTTACTACTTCTCAGATATGAGAAGTGCAGTCTGCAGATCTGCAGAGTGAATATGATCGGGGCGAGAGAGCGATATACAATACATCTGAATAAGCTCCGCCAACTATGTGTGGTAAGTTGAACCCCGATCACCCACTTAATGATCGGACTAACTTAATTCACATAGGTATAAAAAATGTCAAACTTAACAATTCTAAATAAGGCGATTCGCCAATCAGAAAATCTATTCAGCTTAAACGATCTACATCGTGCCGGTGGAGGCGAAAGTAAACATCAACCAGCGTTTTTCGTTCGTCTTGATACCACACAAGATTTAATTTCAGAAATTCAAAAAGAAGATCCAAATTTTCAGCCTTTGAAATCTATCAATGGCGGTGCTAATCGTGGCACATACGCTTGTATGGAGATTGCCTTAGCCTATGCTTCGTGGATTGACCCTAAATTTCATTTAGTCGTCCTGCGTGCTTATATGGCAATGAAAGCCGGCGAACATTCGCAAAATAATCAACAAATCGCACCGCTTGCACCACCGCCAAAGAAATACTCTTTCGACTTTACCGAAGATGAACTCCAAAGCCTCGTATGGGCTTGGTTCGCTTTCGTGCGTGGCATTCACACTTTCCGCTATATCTACCCGATGTTCCAAAAGCTCGGCTCGAATATGGCAGGCGAAATCTACGGACAAGGTTTTGAGTATAGCCACACCGCACAAGCGGCTCACAAAATCCTTCAGCGGATTACCAAAGACTTTGATTGCGATCCGATGACAAACTGGCGAGTACTCAAACACGTTCGAGGTTTCGACCCGGCATTTAAAAAGCCAACGTTCTAATCCCCTTTCCCCTCCGCAAACTCTTTGCGTTTGACTCCGCTATTTTTTGCGGAGGGGCTTTTTACACCCAAAATTCAGATTTTTGACTAAAAAAGGAACGATATTATGCCAACCTTTATGCAACACCAAATCAACCGCCAAGCATTAAGAGAAGAATTATCAAACCTTGAGCAACGTAAAATCCAAAAAAACGGAATGCTTGAGGTGATTGAGTATCGTATTAGCCAAATCAAGGAGTTACTGAAATGAAACGCAATAAAGTAGAAAGCTATACTATCCGCTTATTAAAAAATAATCATACAAAACGCTACTTCGGAGAAGTTATATTAAACGGCATAAAAGAAATCAGCACGGCAGAGATGATGTCTGAAATTAACGCTATTAAGGCATTAAATAAGCGTATTGAAGCTCTGAATAAAACCAAAGCCGTTAATTTGCCTAATTATCCTGAAATCAGGGGTCATCAGCCTATTATGTACAATTACACTTTTGAACAAATTGAGGAAGATCCTGAACAGGTTAAGCCTAAACCATCAAAACCAAAACGCAAGCCATTCATACCTTATGGGCTAAACGGCTACTTTGTGGATAGCAATGGTAATATTCGCTTACATCTAGACAGACGAGCAAGTGCCGAAATAATTACCCTTGAAACTGATTTCTTCAACGCTCTTGCCGAAATGGTAAAACGTACACAAGAGGCAAACAATGCTAAACATGCTTAGACAATGGATTAAATACGGCTTATACGCCCTGCTTTTTATGGTTGCCATCACCCTCCTAATGCAATGCAGCGAGGGCGAAGAGCTTATCCCTGAAAGCACCTGCAAGCCTGAAACTTGCGAATTTAAAGTAACGGAGAAAGTGTGATGATAGGCTACGAAAAAAGCAAACAATCTCTTGATAAAACCATTGATAGTTTAACCGCTCAACTGTCGCAAGTTCGCACAATGCAACTTACGCTTGCCAAAGAGCATATCAAAAACGCCTTGAAATGCGTTGAGTTGCACGAGCTTATCGAGCTTGCCAACGACATCTACGCCGAACAATTCGCACAAGGCGAAATTGCAACCCACCACACCGTCCAACAACAGGAGAAAATCAATGAAACTCTACAAAATTAGCGAAAACTACCGCAACGTTGTCGACTTACTCACCAGTCCTGAGTTGGCTGAAAACCCCGATGTTATCGGCGCATTGGAGGCGATTGAAGATGAATTCAACAATAAAGCAGTGAATACTGTTAAAGCGATTAAGATTGCGGAAGGAGATATTGAAACCATCGACAACGAAATCAAACGCCTACAGACGATGAAGAAAGTCCGCCAAAACGCTCTTGATAGGGTGAAAGACTACCTCAAACGCAATATGGCAGACACAGGTATTTTCAAAATCGAAAGCCCGCTGTTCAAAATCAGCTACGCCGAACGTCAAAATGCGGCAGTTGAGCTAGATGAAGCGTTATTTCTCGCCAACAACCTGAACGAAGATTTAGTGAGCGTAAAAATCACACCAAGCAAAACGGCAATCAAAAAAGCCCTTGAAGCCGGTGAGCAGATTATCGGGGCGAAACTGGTGGATAGTCAGGTTTTGACGATTAGATAATTGACAACCGCCAAACTTCGGATTAAGATAACCGCACTACTTATATCTAGCGGCTATCCGCACCCGACAGCAAGCGGTTTTTTTATGCCTAAAATTTGCAAAATCCTCAGTTCCGAGGATTTCTCTAAAACCACAGATCTGTGGTTTTCAGCGGACGGGTCGAGAGAGCCTAATACAATACCTCACGGAAATAAGCTCCGCCGGCTAGATACGGTAGTTGAAGCCCGTCCAACCCTACTAAGGTTGAGACGAAATCTTAACTTAATATCTAGGGGCATAAAAATGTCAAATTTAACTATTCTCAATACTACTATCAGCCAACACGACAATCTATTCAACTTAAAAGATTTACATCGTATCAGTGGCAATGAAAAGAAACACGAACCATATTTATTCATTCGCCTAGACACCACCCAAGCTCTTGTTTCCGCTATTCAAGCCGAAGGCACAGCGACCCCAATCAAAACTCTACGAGGCACACAAGGCGGCACATACGCCTGCAAAGAAATCGTAATTGCCTATGCAGCGTGGATCAGCCCACAGTTTCATTTAGTGGTATTGCGAGCGTTCCTTAACCAGTTGGAAAATTCGCAAAATAATCAACAAATCGCCCCACTTGTCGAACCTAAAATCACAATGGAGCTAACCAAAAAAGAATGGCTATGTTTCGCTTCAATGTGGTTCGCTCTCTATAACAGCCTTGAAGTGCTTGCCACATTAGAAAAACCGTTGCGTACTATCGGTTCGCCGTTTGGGGCAACCGCCTACACTCACGCCACCGAGTATCAAACCACGCTTGGCGTAATGAAGCGGATACTTGAGCCGATGTTAGCCGACTTCGAGGTCGATCCGTTTGAAGAGGCACACTACCACAAAGCCCTAACCACCTTAAGGCAATACCAGCCAAAAGGCTTAGGCGGCTTAGTCCGAATTTAATTTGCAAAAAAATCACACAATCCGACCGCTTGTAAAACATCAAGCGGCGGTTTCCTGCACCTGAAATTCGAGGACAAGCCGATGAAATACGCAAAACTTATTCTATTTTTAACCGCCTTTGCTATCTCTGCTGACTACTTAGAGTTACACAACGACTGCGATGGCAAATTCTGTACCGCACAAAATCAACTGAAATAAGGACGACAAAATGACAGACAAACCTTCATTGCATAAACGAGCGTGGGATAACCTCTCCTCAATCAACGTCAATGACAAAACCGAAGAGAAAAGCGGACTAACCTACCTCTCGTGGGCGTGGGCGTGGGGTGTGCTAATGGATTATTATCCGGAAAGCCATTACCTCCTCCACCCTAATCAAGTGATGACAGACGGTTCGGTAATGGTCGGCATTACGCTAACGATTGCCGAAAATGGCGAGTCATTCAGTCGTGATATGTGGTTGCCGGTAATGGATTTCAGAAACAAGGCAGTTATCAACCCGAGTGCAGTCGAAATCAATAAGGCTTATATGCGGTGCTTGGCAAAGGCTATCGCAATGTGCGGGCTAGGGCATTATATCTATGCCGGCGATGACCTTCCGCAAGAAGATGACGGCACGGCAAGAGCTACTGAGCAAGCCACACCAAAAGTCTCACAACAGGAGATTGGCGAGAAAGCACAAGCCCTCGCTAAAACAATGGCAGATAAAATGAGTACCGCAGAAAGCCGTGAAAAACTGGCTGAAATGTGGAAATACAGTGAAAGCAAACTGAAAAAATATCCTCAACATTTGGCAAATTTGAAAGATGTTTTTGAAGTGCGTAACGGCGAATTTGATTTAATGGAGATGTAACAATGGCAGACGTAAACAAGGTAATCATCGTTGGCAACTTAGGCAACGCCCCCGAAGTCCGCACAATGCCGAACGGCGAACAAGTGGCGAATATCAGCGTAGCAACCAGCGAGAGCTGGACAGATAAAAACACCGGCGAGAAACGAGAAAATACCGAATGGCATCGCATCGTTTTCTACCGCCGACAAGCGGAAATCTGCAGGCAATACCTCAAAAAAGGCTCAAAAGTCTATGTGGAGGGCAAGCTCAAAACCCGAAAATGGCAAGATCAAAACGGGCAAGATCGCTACACCACCGAAATTCAAGGCGATGTGTTGCAAATGCTCGATAGTCGAAATGCAGGTGAGAGTGGTCAATCCAACTATAAACAAGCGGGTGAAAAACCGCAAAAATCTACAAAACCACAGGCTCAACAATCGCAAGACATCTACTCGCAAGAAGAACTGAATAGCTTTGATGATGATATTCCATTCTAATTCAACCACAACGGCAGAACACTCTACCGCATCAAAGCCATAACCACAAACACGGAGAATAAAATGAAACCATTTGATTTAAATAAAGCATTGGCAGGTGAGCCAGTAAAACTAAGAAATAATGATAAGGCATTTGTAAAATACCTAATTAGTGATGACTATATTAGAGATAATAAAGACCACCAAGTACAAGGGTATACAGTTGATGAAGAAAATGTATTTTTGTCAGAAGTATCGTGGACTGTTAGCGGATCTCATTTCAATGATGGAACAATAGCTCAATATGATATTGTTGGAATGTGGGAAGAACCAAGACCTACAGTAACACTTACACTCCCTTGCCCGTTGAAAGAACCATATGAAGGGATGTGGTTTATTGACAATGATTTTACGGTGGTAAAATCTATGTTCTCAAATGCCCCCTTTGCAAAAAAATTCTTGGCACAAGGGCGATGTTTCGCCTCAGAAAAAGATGCTAGAGCGTGGTTATATGCACTTAAGAACAGCATGAGATAGTGTGCTTATTATTCTCTCAACCATTGGTATTTTCTTAGTGTAAATCAATATGGGCTTGATGACGATGTGATTGCAGTAACCCACTGGCAACCACTTCCAAAGCTGCCAAAGGACAACCAATGACAGACACCAAACGCTTAGATTTTATCAAAAAGCACAAAATGGAAATCCGCTACAATGGCTTATCAGACGAATTTGTTATTAGTAATCACGCTGAAAACAGCCAGCATTTCCGTATGGCAAGAAATGCCGATTTACGCACGGCGATTGATGAAGCAATGAAAGAAATGAGAGGACTAAACAATGCAACAACTAATTAAAAACATCGAACAATGGGCGGAAGACCGCAATTTAATTAACGGCTCAACCCCACAAAAGCAAATGCTCAAACTGATGGAAGAGTTTGGCGAACTCTGCGGAGGCATTGCCCGCAATAATCCTGAAATGATTAAAGATGCGATTGGGGATTTGATTGTTGTCTGTATTATTAAAGCAAAACAAGAAAAACAACCTATTTACCCTGTACAATTTGAAAATCATAGATTAAATGGTTACAGATTTGATATTTCGGTCGCTGTTCATTGTCTATATGATATTGAACGCATTAAAGACAGAGGTAAATATAGCCGTTTTTTTGGCATATTACACCATTTAGCCTTAATAAATAGATTTACGCTTAATGACTGCCTCGCTCACGCCTACGACCAAATCAAAGATCGCAAGGGCGAAATGCAAGCTGGGATTTGGGTTAAAGAAGACGATTTATAGTACCTAAGCTATAAAAACCGAAACATCTTGCAGAAAAGCATTCCGCCACTCTATAAGAGTTTCGGTTTCTTCTTCGTTGGCGTTGATTATGTTTAGCCGGTCATCAACTTTTGACAAAATACACTCAACGCCACAACCATTGATAAAGTCTGAATTTTGGTTAATTAGCCATTGTTTGAAAAGCTCTTTCATAGTGTTCTCCTTATGTTTTTTATGAGATTACTACGAAAGCGTTTTACTGTCAGAGCGAAAATTTATTTTTTCGATGCAAATCGCAAAAATAGATATTGAGGTTTGACAACCGCCAAACTTTAACTTACTATTCCGCCTAAGGTGTCAGAACCTCAATATGTACAAGGCGGATAGTTCACTAATCGCCACTAGGCGATTTTTTTATATCCGTAATCCTGACTATGTCGGGAGGGCGACTAATACAAGACCGAAAGGAAATACGTCCAGCCCTTACCTTGTACGGGGTTTCTGAACCTCCCGACGCCACTGTCAGAAGTGGCTTGTTTTCAACAAATAGTACGAGGATTACAAAATGACAACTCAAATATCAACTCAAATCATCACATTCAACAACCAAGATTTAATCACCTTTGAGCAAAACGGCACACATTACACCGCAATGAAACCGATTTGCGAAAATATCGGTTTATGCTGGGACGGACAACGCCAACGTATTCAACGAGATGAAGTGCTTTCTATGGGTACGGTTATCATAACCGTACCTACTACCAGCGGAGATCAACAAATGATCTGCCTCCCGATCGAATACCTCAACGGCTGGCTCTTCGGCATTGACGTCAATCGCTGCAAACCTGAAATCAGAGCCACGCTCATCAAATACAAAAAAGAGTGCTACCAAGCCCTGCACGATTACTGGTTCAAGGGCAAAGCGGAACGTTCACAAATCGCCCCGATTGTCGAACCTAAAATCCCAATGGAGCTAACCAAAAAAGAATGGCTACGTTTCGCTTCAATGTGGTTCGCTCTCTATAACAGCCTTGAAGTGCTTGCCACATTAGAAAAACCGTTGCGTGCTATTGGTTCGCCGTTTGGGGCAACCGCCTACACGCACGCTACCGAGTATCAAACCACGCTTGGCGTAATGAAGCGGATACTTGAACCGATGTTAGCCGACTTCGAGGTCGATCCGTTTGAAGAGGCTCACTACCACAAAGCCCTAACCACCTTAAGGCAATACCAGCCGAAAGGCTTAGGCGGCTTAGTCCGAATTTAATTTGCAAAAAAATCACACAATCCGACCGCTTGTGAAACAACAAGCGGCGGATTTCCATACCCAAATTTTGAGGACAAGCCGATGAAATACGCAAAAATCATTCTATTTTTAACCGCCTTTGCAGTTGCTGCCGACTACTTAGAGTTACACAACGACTGCGATGGCAAATTCTGCACTATCGCACAGCGATAATGCTTCCCCGACCCTGCCCCGTGCAGGGTTTATTTTATCCACCCACAAGGAAACTCAAATGAAGAAAATCCTCCTTATCGCACCGCTTGCGGTCGCACTTACTGCTTGTTCGCCGTTCTCCGTTGATGAGGGCGAAATCGGCTTAGTCACAAAATACGGCGAAATCATCGAAACAAAATCAGCCGGACTGCACTGGCGGTCGTGGCTAGAAGATGATATTACCTTTTCCACCCGTGAGCAAAAAATCGTTCTCGGCGCATTTGACGGCAACGGCGATCTAGCCGGTGGCATTTCCGCCTATACCCGTGATACGCAGACGGTAACTACTGCCCTTACGATTACTTACAAGCTGACCGATCCAGTGGCGGTATACAAAAACTACCGTACCACCGACAATATGATCAACCAACTAATCGAACCTCGCAGCCGTCAAGCGTTGGAAGTGGTATTCAGCGAATATACCGCTCAGCGTGCGTTAGAAAATCGGGCCAAGCTAACTACCGACATCACAAGCCAAATTCGTGAGGCGGTGAAAGGCTATCCGATTGAAATTACCGCCGTGCAAACCGTGATCCAATTTAACAAGGAATACGAAAAACGAGTGGAAGAAAGCGTACAGAAAAACGTGGCAATCCAAACCGCCGAACGTGAACTGATTATCCAGCAGAAACAGGCGGAAATCGTCAAAGTCAATGCACAAGCAAAAGCCGATGCCGAAGTGATTCAAGCCAAAGCAGACGCTGAAAAAGTCCGCCTTGCCGGTGAAGCGGAAGCCGCCGCTATTCGTGCGAAAGGTGAAGCCCTGAAAGAAAACCGCCAGCTAGTAGAACTCACTGCGGCGGAAAAATGGAATGGCGTATTACCAACCACAATGACACCGAATGGCACAGTGCCGTTTGTTAAGGTAGGACAATAATGGCTGATGTTGTACAAGTCATTTTCCACGTTGTACTAAGTGGGGTTCTTTGCTTATCCGCCAATATGTTATGGCATTCAAGAAAGCTGATGAAACGTCAGATTGAAGAAGTTGAATTGCGCATTCAAAAACTAAAACAGGAGTAAAAACATGTTCATTTTAGGCATTATTACCGGTGTGGCCGTTGCATTCGCCACCCAAGCGTTCTTCCGTCAATATAAATTGACCGAACGAAATAAAGACAAATCCGAGTAAATGAACTGTTCATTGAACAAATGAACACTTGACAACCGCTTGTAGAACTTGTTCCGCAAGCGGTTATTTCTAAAGGAAAATTCACGATGAAAACAACCCAAGACATTTTAGATGAACGTGAACAACAACACGGCAACTACGACAGTTTTGCCAAGATTTATGGTGGTTTACGCAAAGTCAGCGACTCACACGCAGAAAAGCTCACTTGGCCACAGCAAATCGCCGTTGAGATGATGTTATTCAAAATTGCCCGAATTTTAAATAACGGAGCAAATCATCAAGACAATTATCAAGACATTGCCGGTTATGCAATGTTAGGTGGAGGACTTTATAACCCAAATGTGTCGGCAGAAGTTAAAGCATTACCAAAACCATTAACCGATAGTATTTACCCCGAATCACATCTTGATAAAGGTTCTATTTGGCGGCTGGATTTGGAGTTTGAGACCAAAGAAGAGGCAACTGAGGTGTTGGAAGCTTTAACTGGTAAAAGTGCCGGTGTTAGTGAGGTAAATAATGAGTGAGTCATTTAGTTTAGAAAAAGCACTGTGGGAAGAACCACGCCCAAGATTGCAATTAGATTTACCTTGCCCTGTTATAAAACTTGAAGTTGGTAAACGCTATTATACAATCAATATTCATGGCGTTGACTGTTATGATGGAGATATGAGCTTCACCGAAATTGATGAATGGACTTATGAAAGTATTGATGATGTGCAGACAAAAAGCAGAGCTGAACAAGGGTTACTATTTGCCAGTGAAGCAGATGCTCAAGAATGGATAGATGCAATGCGAAATAGTAGTAGGTAGCTATGTTTAGAAATGAACTCCAAGTAATGGACGGTAAACGTTATGTCGTACTTGAATGCCAATTTCGCCGCGAATGGAGAGTTGCAATAGAGTCTAGAAGTACTGTAACGAATGGAGAAGCAATCGAAATCTGCCAATATTGGGTTAAATATAAAGGAGTAAAACCTGAGCAACTGAAAATTGTTGAAGTGCCAGATATTCTGAAAGAATAAGGACAAATGAGTTAAAAACGGCGACATTATAAGTGCGGTAACACTTAAAATGCCAGCTACGCAAAGCACGCTTGCATATAGCCATACGCCGCCACCTAGCTAGGTAGGCGGAATTTTATCAAAAAATGAAGTAAAAGTGTATTTATATGCAATCATTAAGATTAATTGAGATCCGCTGTAAGTATTGTCAAAAATTATTGGCAAAAGCGAAAGATGTACAACATTTAGAAATTAAATGTGTACGTTGTAAATCAATCAATAAATTTAACTGAATTGAGTGTCTGATCGTTAAGAACGCCTGAACGCCATAGGAGAACTATGGCAAAGCAAATCTTTAAACAAGCCCCACTTCCGTTTGTAGGTCAGAAACGAATGTTTCTAGCTCAGGTTTCTCAAATTTTAAATGAGAATATTACTGATGACGGACAAGGTTGGACAATCATAGATGTATTTGGTGGTAGTGGGTTATTAGCTCATACTGCCAAACATATCAAACCAAAAGCTCACATCATCTACAATGATTATGATGGATATGCGGAGCGGCTAAAGCATATTCCCGATACAAATAGGCTACGCAAGCAAATTTATGACATTATTGGGGAGAGTACGCCTAAAAACAAGCGATTAGATCCTGATAAGAAATCTCAAGTTATCAATATTATTCAGTCTTTTGATGGGTATATTGATGTAAATTGTGTGGCTTCTTGGTTGCTATTTAGCGGACAGCAAATTAATAGTTTAGAGGATCTATTTAACAAAATATTTTGGAATGGTGTTCGCCAAACCGATTATCCAAGTGCGGAAGGCTATTTAGATGGAATAGAAGTTACTCACGAAAGTTTTCATAAACTATTACCACGTTTTCAGCATAAAGATAAGGTATTGTTATTACTTGATCCGTCATATCTTTGTACTCGCCAAGAAAGCTATAAGCAAGCCACTTATTTTGATTTAATCGATTTTTTAAGATTAATCAATTTAACTAAAGTGCTTTATATCTTTTTTAGTTCAACAAAAAGTGAATTTGTGAGGTTTGTAGATTTTATGGTTAGTGAGAAGAAAGACAACTGGCAAGCCTTTGAGAATGCGAAATGGATTAAAGTTAAAGCTAGTCTAAATTATCAATCTACCTATGAAGATAATTTGGTTTATAAATTTTGACATTTAATGAATGATTGACAATTAACCGCTTGTTCCGCAAGCGGTTATTTTTTGGAGGAAAAATGCACATAGAAGACAAAATCGCTTGGTGGCTTGCCAATGGAGAGACAGGGGTAAGCAGTAAAACAATGGCTTTTTACCTTGGTTACGGAATAAGACCAAAAATAGAAGGCTACCCACACGATGTATCGGATTTCAGGCGTTGCTTTCTGTTGTTGGAGACAGTCCCTTTTTTGCGAAATAGGATTGAAAAAATGGCTGAACTAGGGAAAGTTTGGGCTGCACTTGCAAAAGAATGGCACACATTAGAGGCTCTCTACAACGAAGAGGAAGGTCAAATAAGATGCCCCAAAACCTATGCTAAGTTGAGAGAAATCCTAGAAGCCAACGAAGAAAATGTTGTCCGCATCGGTAATGTGAGCATTTCGATAGGTTCAACGACTTAACGATTATTTAACCAAATCCCTCTAAATGAGGGGTTTATTTGGAGAGAATATGAACATCTACACTGACTTCCTTTCTCGTGAAGAGATTGAATTTATTACTCAATGCAAGCAGAAAAATCTAATCAAAAAACAACTCAACATTATGGGCATTCCATTTAAAGAAAATGCAAATGGATTCCCTGTTGTCCGCCGTGATTATGCTCAGGCTAAACAGCGTAAACCTATTGCAACGAATGATTCTGACTGGGTATCAAATGCATTTAAAGCGTAAATTGAGAAGAAGGAGGCACTTATGGCACGCCCTCGAAAATATGAAAACAACGGATTGCCACAAAACCTACTCTGCCGCCGCAGAAAACGAGCAAACGGAAGTATAGTTGAATACTACTTTTACGTTCTTGCCGACGGCAAAGAAAGGTCTCTCGGTACAAACAAACACGAAGCAATTTTAGAAGCAGCCAAGCTAAATTTTGAAAATAGTAGAAAATCCCCAATTGTTTTATTTATTGATGTGGCAAAACGCTATGAATTGGAAGTTGTTCCAACCAAAAAAGCCAAAAACACTCGTCAATCTAATTTACAGGCTATTCATTGGCTATGTAAATTCTTTGGTAACCCACCTGCACCGCTCGAAAAAATTGAGCCAAAGCACATCAGTCAATATTTACAATGGAGAAAAGACACGCCGGCTGTTGCTAATATTGAGGTAGGTTTATTTAACACAATTTGGAATATGGCAAGAGAATGGGGATACACTGCTCTTCCAAGCCCATCACAAGGTGTAAAAAAATTCCCGACCAAATATCGTGAAGTTTATGTAGAGGATTATATCCTTGATAAAATCTATGAATTTGCAGATGAAAGAATGGCGGATATTATCGAAACAGCCTATTTGCTGGGACAAAGACCGATTGATATTTGTAATATACACCGCTCACACATCTATGACGGTATATTGCATATTACTCAACAGAAGACAGGGAAAAAAGTGAGATTTGAAATTAGTGGTCGGCTAAAAGAAATTTTAGATAAAAGGTTGGGATACGAATCAGACTGGATTTTTACCAATAAATGGGGGAAAAAATTAAAACGGCGAAGTTTAGGCGATCATTTTAAAGAAATAAGGGAGAGAGCAATGAAAGCATATCCTGAACTTGCTGATGAAATCGCTAAAGTACAAATGCGTGATATGCGTGCCAAAGCAGCCACCGATATTTCCCTAATGACAACCGATGAACAAGCTCAAAAACAACTTGGGCATACATCAAAAAGAATGACACATCATTACATCAGAAAAGACAAAATCCTCAAACCTACCGATGAAATCACCTAA